ATCTACAAAAGTTCAAAGGCAAGAGGCATACGATCTAGCCTACAACACGCCTATAGACTATAGTTCTCAGGCAGGTATGCAGATAGAAAATGTATTTAACAATATACCAAAACGGTTTAAAGGTAAGGCAATAGAAAAAGCTAACGATCAAATGAACCTTGATGCTTTGAAATCAGGACAGCCTAAGCCTCAACAGATAATGGCTGATATTGCTGACGATGGAAGTGTTACGTTTAGAGAAATGCCAAACCTACGCCAGCTAGATCAAATCAAGCAAATGATTGGTGCGGTAGCATTTAAAGAAGTTGATGCCTTTGGTAGACCAACAGCAGACGCTTTGGATGCGGTGCAATGGTATCGCCAAGTGTCAGATAGCTTAAAGAATGCCTCGCCTGAGTATAGAAAAGCAGTTGAGTTGGGCGGTGATAAGATTAGTTTAGATAATGCGTTAGAGATTGGTTTAGGTATGTTAAGCCCTAAAACTTCTGCAAGGGACGTTATTAGGTCATTAAAAGGTGCTGATGCTGTTGAAAAACAATACGCAAAACTTGGAGTAAGAAGTGCTGTTGATGATTTAATAAACAATGTTAAAGCAACTATTGCCTCCCCTGACATTGACATAAATACACTGCGAACAGTTTTTACTCAGCTATCGTCTAAAAATTCTCGTGAAAAAATAAAATCACTTTTAAGTGCTTCAGAAGCTAAACAATTATTTAAAGACTTAGATCAAGCACAAATGTCTTTAGCGTTAAGGGCGGCTGTTGCAATGAATTCAAAAACTAGCATTAGAATAACGCAAAAAGAAATGGTCGATGACATAACTGATATTGGCGCGTTTGCTCATCTTCTAAGGTTAGAGCCAGCACAGGCAAGTCAAAAGGTTGTTCAGAAAATAACAGGCGAAACTGACCAACTTAGCGTTATGGCACGAAAAGAGATATACACTGATATAGCAAAAGTATTAACCCAGATGAAAGGCAAAGAGGCTAGAACAGCATTAAAGGTTATAATAAGAGCATCAAAAGCAGAACAAGTAAGTAATGCCGAATTACAAGCCGTTAGTGATTTACTGCTTCAGCGGTCAGGATTTGCTACAATAGCCGCTGGTTCAGAGTTAGCGCAGACAAGGATTAACGGGGAATAGTAATGCCACAAATGACAGAGCAAGATATTCAAAGCGCAATTAAAGACGCGATACAAAGTGCTATTGACTACGTTGACAGTGACATTGCAGGCCAGCGTGAACGCGCTCAGAGTTACTTTGATGGCAACGTAGACCTAGAGCATGAAGAAGGTCGCTCACGAGTTGTATCTACAAAGGTGCGTGATGTGGTGCGTGGTGCTAAACCAAGCCTGATGCGAATCTTTATGTCTAACAACAAGTTTGTGGAGTTTACGCCTAAAGGCCCAGAGGACGTTCAAAGTGCTGAACAAGCAACGGCTTACTGCCATTGGGTATTTAACAAGGCTGGTGGCTACAACGTACTTAGCAATGCTATCCATGACTCCCTAGTTAAGAAGGTCGGTCTGGTTAAGGTCTGGTGGAATACTGAGACAATCGCTAAATCGTACACCTATGAAAATTTAAGTGATGAAGAAGTACAGGTTTTAGTATCAAAAGACGGTGTTGAAGTTGTAGAACATCGACAAGAGATTGAGATGGAGATGGATGAGTTTGGCTTAGACGTTGAGCGAAACAGCCACAGCATGGTCATTTCTCATAAGTATGAAGAAGGTGAGATGGTCATCGAAGGCATCCCACCAGAGGAATTTTTCATTGATGGTTCGGCTAAATCCATTGACGATGCTTACATCTGCTGTCACAGAAGCGAGAAACGCGCAGGCGATCTTGTGGCTATGGGTATTGACCAAGATGTAGTTGATAATCTGTCAGGTACAGATGAAGATACGTTGATTGGTGGCGTAGAAAAGATACAGCGTTTTGGTGAATCAATTCAAGACGATGAGGATGTGGATAATGACCCGTCAATGCGTCTAGTGTTGGTCACAGAGGCTTATATGCGTTTAGACGCAGAGGGTGATGGCGTACCAACATTACACAAGTTCCTTTGCGGTGGCACTGATTACGAAGTATTAGAAATGGAGCCGTGGGACAAAGCCCCGTTTGCTGACTTCCAAGTTGACCCAGAGCCACACGCCTTCTATGGACGTTCTTTGGCTGAATTGGTATTACATGACCAAGACACCACCACCAGCGTACTACGCGGCATTTTAGACAACGTAGCCCTAACCAACTCACCACGACTAGAAGTAATGGAAGACATGGTGGAGATGGATGACGTACTTAATAACGAAGTGGGTGCAATTATTCGTAGTGAGCAGATTGGCTCTGTTAACCCACTAACGGTTCCCTTTGTTGCAGGTTCTACGTTACCAGCATTGCAGTATCTTGATATGTTGGTTGAAGAGAAGACAGGTATTAGTAAAATGTCTATGGGCGTTAATGCTGATATGTTGCAGAATACATCTGCTACTGCTGCGGCACTTACTGCACAAGCTGGTGCTGGACAGGTCGAGGTAATGGCGAGAAACCTTGCTGAAGGCGCAAAGAAGCTATTCCAGCTAATGCTGCACGTTGCGATACAAAACTCCCCAGACGAGCAAATGATGCGTCTGAACGGGCAATTTGTGGGTGTTGACCCATCAGTGTGGGATTCCAGCATGGACATGGAAATCAATGTCGGTCTAGGCACTGGTCAGGAAGATGCTAAAGCAGCAGCGTTAATGCAGACGTTCCAGACTCAACAGCAGATTTGGCAGACCTACGGCCCTAAGAACGGCCTAGTCTCAATGACACAGATGCGTAACACGTTAGCAGACACATTGGCACTGAGTGGGTTTAAGAATGTTGACCGATATTATGCACCAATGACCGTAGAGATTGAGCAGCAGTTAATGGCTGAGATGGCTCAAGAAGCAGAAGCGGCTCAACAGGCAGCATTAGAGCAAGGTCAGCAGGGCGATCCAATGGCGCAGGCACTAATCCAAGCAGAGCAGATTAAGGCACAGGCAAGTATGCAAGGCCAGCAGATGAAGTTGCAGGGCAAGATGCAAGGCGATCAGATTAAGATGCAAGCAGATATGCAAGTTAAAGCGGCTCAGATGCAGTCTAAGCAGGGTACTGAACTGGCTGAATTGCAACTCAAGTATCGTGAGCTACAGTCATCTAATGACTTAGAGCGTGACCAGATGAACCAAGACCTTCTTGTGGAGGCTGCTAAGATTCTAGGCCAGTACGGTACGGCAGTTGACGTTGAGCGTGTCAGGGTAATGCAAAATTCTCCACGGGATGAAATGGGCAATATGCTATGATCTTAAAGGCTCAAGCAGAATATTTACTCAAAGATGATACATTTACGACAGTATTTGATATAATCCGACAAGAACAGGTAAAAAAGTTCTTTAAATCTAGCAAATCCGATACGGAAACTAGAGAAGATGCTTATGCAATGACGCAGGCATTAAACCAGTTTGAAAATATCCTCAAAAGTGCAATCACTAATGAGGTTATGAAAGAACGCAAAAAATAGGATAGCACCGTGGAAACGACTAACCAAAGCATAGAAGATGCAGTTGATGCGTTGATGGCTCCAATGGAGTCAGAAGCAACCGAAACCGAAGCACCCGAAGCAGAAGTAGCAGAGGTTGAACAGGAAGAGGTTGAAGAAGAATCAGAATCAGATGATGACGCAGAATATGCTGAAGCAGATGATGACGATGATGATGAATATGATGAGTCAGACGATGAGCCAGCCGATCAAGTTGAGCCTGATACATACTCCGTAAAAGTTAACGGTGAGAATGTTGATGTAACCCTAGATGATCTACGCAAAAGCTACAGTGGACAAAAATATATTCAAAATGGCATGAAGCAAGCGGCAGAGCAGCGCAAGCAAGCGGAAGAGGCTTTTAACGGTCTTAACCAACAGCGTGAGCAGCTTAACCAGCTTATGCAACAGGTAGAGCAGCAGGGCGTAATATCGCAACCAACTCCACCTAGCAAGGATTTGTTAAACGCAGATCCGCTAGGCTATATAGAAGCAGATGCGACTTATAGGGAGCAAATGGGAGCATACCAAGCCCAGCAGCAGCAAATTGGACAGCAACAACAAGCAATGCAGCAACAGCAAGGACAGGCACATCAGGCCCACTTGCAGTCGCAGATGGCAGAACTACAACAGGCTATTCCAGACTTTAGTGATGCTAAGAAAGCACCTAAGATGAAGGAAAGGCTCGTTAAACAAGGTATGGCTGAAGGCTACACTGCCGAAGAAATCGGTGGAATTGTAGACCATAGGGCCATGAAAGTTCTGCACAAGGCAATGCTATACGATCAGATGATGAAAGGGGGCGGTGATGTACAAGCCAAGCTCAAGAAAGCTAGACCGTTGATGAAGGCTGGAACCAAGAAGCAACCTACTACTGATGCTAAAAAGCACAGCAAGCAAATGTCAAAATTGAAGAAAACTGGCAGTGTCGCAGACGCAGCCGCATTATTGTTTAGTAGTTAAATTTAAATTATTTAGGAAGAAATTATCATGGCACAACCAGCAAACACGTTCGACACATACGATTCTGTGGGTATCCGAGAGGACTTGTCTAACGTAATCTACAACGTATCCCCAGAAGAAACCCCTTTACTTAGCTCTATTGCTAAAGTATCGGCAACCAATACTCTACATGAGTGGCAGACCGATGCTAACCGCGCAGCGATTGCAACGAATGCTCATATCGAAGGTAACGATACTGCTGGTGATGCAGTTACAGCCACAACTCGACTTGGAAACTACACCCAGATATTCAAGAACGCTTGTGTAATCTCAGGTACAGATGAAAGCGTTACCAATGCAGGTCGTGGTAAAGAAATGTCTTACCAAATCGTGAAAATTGCCGCCGAGCAAAAAACTGACATTGAAATGTCTTTGTTCGCTAACAATGCTCGCGTAGCTGGTAATGCTACTACAGCGCGTGAGATGGGTGGCTTAGGTTCATTCGTTAAGACCAACGTAACCAACGTAGGCTCTAACGGTGCTAACCCTGCTGGTAACGGTACTGATGCTCGCACAGACGGGACGGCCACAATTTTTTCGCAGGCAGATTTTGATTTATGCATGCAAGAAATTTGGGCAGAAGGTGGAAAGCCAGATACTGTTTATTTGTCTACTTTCCAGATGAATAAAGCACTTGGCTTTACTGGTAACAACAACCAGCGTAGCACTGGCGCATCTGGCAAGGTTGAAAACTTGTTAAATGTTTATATGACGCCTTGGGGCAGTGTTACGTTTACGCCATCGCGCCATAACCGCACCAAAGATGTGTGGATCATACAGCGCGATAAGCTAGCACTTGCATCTTTACGTGCAATGAAGAACGAAGCGTTAAGCAAAACAGGCGATAACGAGAAGCGTCAAATTCTGTGCGAATCCACTTTGGTCGTCAGAAATGAAAAGGCGTTAGGTTTGATCGCTGACTGTACTACCAGCTAAATCGTATATTTGTTATACGCAAGGGGGTGCTTCTGCATCCCTTTTTTTTAAGGAAATATTATGGCAAAGATTGCAGAGCAGTGGTACGAAGAAGACGGCAAGCTAATCCACGTTAAACAGCAGGATTGGACACCTATGCTGGATCGTGCAGAAGAGTTACGACAGAACGGCAATGCTGATTTTGGTGATTCTAAGTTGGTAGGCGTAATAGACGCTGCACTAATAAGCGAATGGCTTAAAGAAGCGGGTATTGGTTGGGATGACCCAGCTATGGATGATGTAGTTAAGCGTAAGATGTTATCTGGCGACTTTGACAAGTTGCGAGTCTATAAAGGATCGTATTGATCTAGTTCAGCACATAGAAGGGTATTAATGCGATGGAAGCTGCACGTTTTGATAGGTTGGAAGCAAAGATAGATAAGTTAGCTGATGCGATGATAAAGCTAACCGAGCATTCTATAAAACTGGAGAATTTGGTCGATCACAACGTGGTTCAGGATAACCGCCTTAATCGCCATAGTGAAGCTATTGATCAACATGCTATTAAGTTAGCAATGACTGCTAAAACAAGCAACTCAAACGAGTGGTTTGTTCG